CTGTTTTTCTCTTTCCAGCTGCTTGTGCCTGGTGCCATCCAGGTCCAGACCGTCACAGGCAGCAAGTGGACCGCTCGCTTTGTCTCCGCCTCCCTGCGCTCGGAGTCCGGCAGTATCGGCTTGGACGATCGCGGCAACGCCCGTGGTGTCGACATTGTCAACAGCATCGACGCTGACGAGGCGCTGGCTCCTTTCCCGCCCGGGAAATACACCGTGGTGGTTTCCTGCTCCCAGTGGCAGTCAACGCCTTTCGAGTTGGTCCTGCGGGTCAACCCGACCACCAGACTGCATGCCGACATCACTGGCCGCGGCGGGCTTGGACGGTACACCCGCTTGCGCGTGGCTGTTGCCCGCCTTAGCGGCGCGCTCACCGGCCTCGGCCAACTCCGGGCGCCAGGCTCGGGCTTGTTTTCGGGCCGCCGCGACCGCCCTCTTGTCGGCGGCTTCCTCGCCGGTGGGGGCGCGCTAACGGGCAAGCTTTCGATTCGTGAACCTCTACGCAGCCTGTCTGGCGCCTTTCTTGCCGGCCGCGGCGGCCTTGGAGCTTCGACAGTGGTTTCAAGCAACCTGGGCCCCAGGATGTGGGCCTCCAGACTTGTGACCCCAACAGAGACGGCAGATAGCGCCAGCTACGCCAGCGTAGCCTTGAGTGAGGCCGATTACAGTCTCCACGCTTTTTACTATCTCCCGCCTGGATCTCCCAGCAGCCAGCGGCGGCTTGCGGTAACTTACCGCGCCCCTAATGGACAGGTGCTATGGAGCCGTCTTACTGATATTTACTGCTTAACCAATGATACGCAGGGCTGGAAAGTGCTCGCCTTGACCGGTGGCGACTTCCTCTTGTTCAGTCAAAGCCAGGCGGCCTTCGGCGGCCTACTTGCAATTCGCATCGGACGAGACGGAGTTATTGCTTGGAAGCGACAATTTGGAGCTCGTATCAATCCTGTGATTATTGGAGGTAGCAACAACGGCAGCGAGATCGAGCAAATCAGTGACGCAGCCCTGCAGCCTTCGTTGAATCGGGTTACATTCGCCGTTGTCATAGGCGGCTTCACTCCTGGCTATATCACGCTTGACCTTAACACTGGGGCTGCTGTTTCGGCTCGCGCGTTAAGTGGTGGCACCATGCAGACTGGCCATATAGTTTTTTTTGACAGCGGCGTCACTCTTAACGCCCCCTTGATCAAGGCGGACGGCCGATTTATACTGACTGGTAGCAAAAGAGGCCAGCCAGCCTACACATGGACCGTGGAATGCGATAGCAACCTTACCGGCGTCAAGACGTTTTACAAATACACTGACGGCACTAGCCTCGTTTTCGACGGCAGCGCAGTGCTGCATACGGATGGCTCTGTCACGATTGTAGGAAGTACTCAAATTAGCAACGGGAGCAGAGCGAGCCTCGACTCCACTTTATTGCAGCTTGCCCCAGACTTGACGATCCGTCGCCGCGTTACCGGCGCTGGCGACTCTGTCCTTTCCGGACAGGCGGCGTTGGCGGCCACCGATACTCTAGGCGCTCTGCATTACGGCAACTCCTATGGCCTCTACTCGCGGGACTACGAGGGCGACCTCACCTATCGCCATACAACTTTTGTTGGGCTGCCGGGGCGTATTGATCAGATCTCCGTCACCAAGCCTGGGCCCTGGTTCAACATTGCCAGCCAGTGGGGCATCCTGGCCACTTCCACTGCTCCCAATCAGCCAGCGCTGGGAACAGTGGTGGTAGGTTTCGAGGTAGACATGGCGCCCACAACTGTCGCTAATGGGCTGAACTACAGCATCACTATCGGCACTTCTGAGAACGTCCCGCAAGCCCGCCAGGTTGTGCCGGCCGTGGTCGCCCTTGACCTTGACGAAAACGACGGTGGCATTGTACCGATTGCGTTCGTTTCTTTAATAGTCGTCCTTAACACAAGTACACCTACCTGGAACCCAGTCTTTGCTGATGCCAGTTCAATTCTTGCCTGGGAGCTGACATCCAGCACGATTCGCCGTGGAATCTCTAGTGGATTTCCTCAACTGGCGATTAAGCCCGACCCTGCGATAGAGCCAGACCCTTTAGCTCAGTTCGTTGTTTTCCATCTGCCAGGCACCGGTATTCCTGACACGAACTTCTTTGTCGACCACTCTCGATTCGCTCACCAACCGATTCCGCTTGGCAACGTCAGGTACTCAACTGAACAAGCCCTTTACCCAGACCTTGGCGGCTTTTTCGAGCGCACTTCTATTCGCTTTGACGGCACCGAAGACGCAATTGCCTACGCGCCATCGCCGGCTTTTCGTTTTGGCAGGGAAAATTTTACAATTGAAACCAAAATTTTTCGGCTCAATAGCAACCCTTGCATCCTGTTTAGCAACAGCCAGGTTAGCGATCCAGGAGCCCATAGCAATAGTTTTTACCTGGCTCTCGACGCTGATGGGATCCTTGAGATCTTTTCGATAGGACGCGGCCGGCTTTCCCCCGTTAACTCTAGGTCCCCGAGGCGCACCGTGCCTTACGGCGCTTGGTCTCACGTTGCCCTAACAAGAGAGGATCAAATATGGCGCGTTCACATCAATGGCCAGGCTGACGCAGCGGCCTGGCGTTACGACCTGGATCTAAGCGCTGGCGCCTTACTGATTGGTCGGGGGACTGAGATCCCTACAGACGGGCGCTGGTCTACAGGCAATGGCATCACTGTCGGCGCCAACTACTTTCCCTTCACCGGCTTCATGGCCGACATTCGAATCACCAAGGGAGCTGCTCGCTATCACCGCAACTTTCAACCCCGCGCCGCTCCGATTCAATACCTTCCCGCGGGGCCTCCTGCAAGCTCGCCAGCAGGAGCTGAGCCTGCCGAGGCAGGCGCGGCCACCCCCGACCTGGCTTTCAACCGGGTCCTGTTGTTCGCCCGGATGAACGGCAGCGACAACGTCTTCCGCGACAGCGGCCCTTACGACCACAGCCTAATCCCCTTCGGCAACGTCACACAAATCCCTGGCGGCAAATGGGACGGCAGCCAGGGGGCCTTCGACTCTTTTGGCGACTGGGTAGAGGTGCCTGCCAACCCCGTGCTGGCCCTGGGGACAGGCGACTTTACGATTTCGATGTGGGCAAAGCGCACCGGCGAAGGCCAAGAAGCCGACTTCTTCCAGGCCCTGCTGGACAGCCGGACTACCGAGCCTGAATCTCAGTTCTGCCTGCGCATCAACCGCAGCGTCACCGGCCGGCAGTTGTGCCTCTATGTCGGTGGGGCAATTCGAATCTTGGGCCAGCCCATGGCCATCAACGTTCGCTACCACGTCGCAGTGGTTCGCAGGAGCGGGATCACCTCTCTCTACATGAACGGGGTTCCTGCCGGCAACACCTGGGCTGATGCCACCAACTACACCAGCACCAGCTGGACGATTGGCCGAGCCCGGTTTGCTGCAGGAGCCGACCAGTGGTACTTCCAGGGCCACTTAAACGATGTCCGGATTGAGCGCGGTGCGCTCTACGACGGTGCCTTCATTCCTCCGACCGCTCCGACCGGATCCCCTCCATCGGCTACGGCACGCTACTGGCGGCTAGTGGATTTGCGCCCCTACCAAGGCTCAAGCGGCGTCTTTTCGCTTTCTGAGATTGCGTTGCATCGGGGCCGCGACCGGCTGCCTGGAACCACCACGACCAGCCTGCCGGCGCCCAGCTCCGGTCTGCTGGTCAGCACTCAAGACTTAAGCGCCACCTTGAACTGCGACTGGGGCCGGGCCCCTATGGAGCAGATCGGCAGCTGGATTCAAATCGATGCCGGCGCACCTGTCACAGCCGACGGCTTGCGCCTCGCCACGGCCGGGCAGTCTGCCCAGGGCGTCTCAGGTTTCACGCTGCAATATTCCAGTGACGGGGCCAACTGGGCCACCCTGGGGCATGTCGCCAGCATCCCGCTAAGCGATTCAGTTCTAGGCCCTCGGCTGGGTTTCGTGCCCCTGCCCGGGCCGCCCACCGACATTGTTGATGCTGATTTTGATCGCGTCGTTCTCCTGCTGCGCGGCAATATACCCAACGCTCTTGCAACTGACAGCGGCCCCAGAAGATTGACGGTCGACAACGTCAATGTTTCAGCCAGCGCGATCGAAAGCGCTCAAGGCGGGCAAAGCATGCTGTTCAGTGCTGCCAGCGGCTCCTACTTGACCCTGGGCGCGACCGGCGGTGATACGGGCCGGCGCTCGGTGTACTTCTCTTTCGGGGCTGGTGCCCTGACGGTTGAGATGGACATTTTTCCGTTGACGGTCCCGGCCAACTATTTCTCGCTGTTTAATACCAATGCCATTGGTGATTCGGCCAGCTACGCCAACGGTTTTCAGTGGGTCTTGACAAGCGCAATGAAGCTAGATCTTTACATCAATGGAGCATTCCGTGGCGTTTCACTAGGGTCAGTTAGCCTGCGTCAATGGAGCCGACTGCGCTTAAGCCGCGACTCTACCGGCATTTGGCGGTACAACATCAATGGCGTGGTCGATTCAACCACTTTTGCTAATACGGTCGACCTATCGAGCCGCGCCTTCACGATTGGCCGGGACGGGGCCGACACCGGCGCTCCCTACTTCTACAACGGCTACATGGACGAGGTGAAGGTCACCCGCGGACTGGCTCGCGGCAATACGATACGCATCACCAATCTTGCCTGGACACCGAGCGCCCGAGGACGCCTGATTGGGGGCTTGGTCACGGGGCGGGCCATGCACAGTATCCTGTTCGCCCGCGGGCGACTGAGCGGAACGCTGGCTACCGTGGCTGTAGATGGCTCGCAAAGCGCAGCATCTATCACCAGCCTGCCTGACGCAAGCCTGCCGCTGACTGGGTTCGAGCGAGTTGCGATGGACCAGGCCGGAGCGACCGTATCGGCCGGGGGGTTTGTGACAGGCCAGACATACCGGATCGCCGGTGTTGGGTCCACCGATTTCAGGCCGATCGGGGCCGCCTCCAACACGATTGGTCTGATCTTCAAGGCCACAGGCCCAGGGACAGGCAACGGCACTGCGGTCGTAATCAGGACCGTGGACGCAGCAATCCGAGACATCGCTGGCCTTGCCGCGGCGGCCAGTGTCGTTGAATTTGACACCACGGGCACCCCAAACACGATTTACGTCGGGCGAGCTCCTGTCGGCACGGACCGGACAGCGGCGGGCTGGACGGTAGAGCGGACTACTTTTACGGCTCAAGGCATTAAAGTGGGCGAGACGCTGACTGCCACCGGCGCCTGGACTGCACGAACTTCTCTCGCCTACGCCTGAGCCTTGGCCAACCAGACGGTCACCACCGCCGTCAATTATGACGCTGCATCGATCAGCGGCTTGCTTGATGGTGAACTCATCACGGTCAACGGCGGGTCGCTGACAATCAACGCGGACACGCGCTGGAACCAGCAGGCGGCGGTCTTCGGAAACATCACTGTTTCATCTACGCTCGGCGGCGTGGTGGCGATTGATGGTACGCAGGTTTGGGAAGTGCCTTTCTCTGTGGCCGTGGGGCTAGTCCCAACACAAGCTGCCCTTGGGTCCAACACGGTCACAGGAGGCACCAGCGGCGCGACAGGCGAGTTGACTCGTGTATGGGCCAGCGGATCGTTCACCCCGGCTGCGGCGGGCGCTGTAATGCCTCTGGCGGGCTTTATCAAGCTGCGATCCAAGACTGGCAACTTTCAAGCGGGTGAAACCATTACACTGCCGGGCGGGGCCACGATTGTTGCTGCCAATACGGGCAAGCGGAGTTGGATTCATGTTGTCGGTGAGGCAAACAGAATCTTGCTTATGCCCCGTCTGGCAAGCGTGCCGATCACTGGCGACTGGTACGCCCTTGGCGCAACCGATGGCACCGACAGCCAGACAATCCAAATGCCGGTGCGGGATGAATTTCCGGCTGTGCAGATCGAGACATCACCGGGGTCGGGTGTTTACGAATGGTGGGCCAACGCGGCAGACGCTTGGAACGGCTGGTATCCGAACAATGACAACTGGACGCTGACAAACGCCACCATCACGCGAAACGCAGTGGCAGGACCGGCAAATTATCCGGCAGGCGACAGGCTGCGGGAAACGACCGCAAACGGCAACCACCTAGTCACCGGGATAAACCTGCAATCCGCGCAAATGGACGCCGGGTCTTACACGCACGAGGCCATTGTCAAATCTGACGGACGGCAGTGGTGCGTGGTGCAAATATCCACCAACGGCGGCGCTGATCGGTACGGCGCGCTTGTCGATCTGTCGGCTGGCACGATTATCGCCAACCCCAGTGTCGGTAGCCCGACGGGTGTTTCTTCCTCAATCACATCATTGGACAGCGGTTATTATCAAGTCAATGTGACGCTGACTCATGTTACTGGCGATCTGAGGAGTTTCGTGGCAATCGCCGACTCGGCAACCCCAACCTATACAACCGGCTTGCCCACCTACACCGGCAACACGGGGCAGGGCATCATCCTTGGGTTTTCGACCGTCAAACAGGCCACACACGCTTTCATTTCGACAGACGCTCGGGGCAAGTTCTTTTACTCGGACCCCTTTGCTGGAACCATTCAACTTGCCAAGCGCGGGTCAAACAACGCTGGCCTGAAACCTGCGAGCGGTTGCGCTATTCGGATTCCAAACATTATCCTCGGAACGTCTTCTTCGGGTGACTACACGTCGCAACACTTGTCGTCCACAACCGGGTCAAACGCCGGGGTCGCACGCTACGCCTTTGGTGTGACAAACGCTGTCGTAGATTTTGACAAGGTATCCTGCAACTGGTCACTTAACGGCAACGCTCCGACCTCTTGGAAAGTGCAAAACTCAGGCTGGAGCCTAGTGATCTCGTTGCTCAATTTCTACTCGGAAATCAGGAACGTCTGCATTGCCCCCACGCTTTACACAAGGCTGGTCGCCAATGGCGCATACACCCACCAAAATAGTGCCAATGCGTATATGTATGATAGCCGCGTAGTGTCGCGTGGGCAAGGGGCTCAAGTTTATACTGCCACGGCGTGCGCAAATATCAACGCATACAGAACCAGTTTTGAGTCGATCGGACCAAATCAAGGTAAAGCAATTCGCAGCCCATTCCACGGAATCGCCGCTCAGGTGCAGTCTGCGGGCGGGGAATTTGTGGACTGCACGACTATTGGTGGGCGTTCGACATTCAACGCGCAAAACTTTCTTGTCAAGAACCTGACGTATTGTGACTACATGATCGGCACAACTACGGCTGTAGCTTCTACGGCAATCGGGGTGCAGGGGACAAGCATCACGGTTGACAATATCCTGCCATTTCCGGGGGTGGCAAACAATCACCCCTTTACGGAGTACGTGGTTACGACCGGATTTATTGCCAACCTTGTGCTGAAGAATATCGGCAGTCCGACATCCCCGCTGAACGTTGGCACTGTAAATCCTTGCGGGGCTGTACTTACTCAGGGCGCTGCGGGAACAACAGCCGAAGTGCGGCGCGTCTATACAACAAACCTTCGCCTCGGTGTGGTTTCGACGGCTGCTGCCAACCCGGTTTTGAATCTGTTTGATGTCTGGGGTGATGGAACAACGCCGCAAACCCTGGCGACGGCAAACATCAACTCGCGTGGGGGGCGGTGGACAAACCAGCGCGGGGCAAACGCGGTATGTACGGGTTCCCATTGGGACGACGCCTATAACTCAACCACTACTGGCCGCATAACGATTAGCGGCAACGAACCATCTGTTGCTTCGGCGGCTCAATGTTCTTTCACGCTCGGCACAGGCTCAGGGTTTAACGGCAACGGCTCGGTTGTTATCTCGCGCCTGACTGACGTGGTGACTTGGACAACCCCCTATAAGATGTACGGTCACAATGCCTTCGCAGGCGGCTGTGCGCTTCTGGGCACCGACTGCCAGAACCTGATCTTTGAGTACAAGGTCGATACAGGGTCGGGTTTCGGCGGATCGTGGGCTTTTTTGGCAAACACTGTGCGCCGGGCAGGTGGCGGGACAAGCGGGACGAATACGGTCACAGTCACAACGGCGGATCGAACTGCACTTACGCGCCAGCCCCAAGTGGGGGATTTTGTGCAAACAGGTTCTTTCCGACTGCCCGCCAATACGACCGTTACGAACATCTCGGGCGATGTCATCACCTGCTCGAACAACTTCACGGCCAACCTTACGACCAGTGAGTTTGTGACCTTCTCGCCGGTCAACGTGGCTGTCAGCGCAGCCAATGGATATGCTTTGCAAGTCCGCACCTACCCAACCGCAGCGGCTACTACAACGCTGCTGACGGCCTTCACAATGGGATTGCAGACCGACGCCACGGCGCAGCAAATCCCGCATCCGCTTCCGGGGTCATTGGTAAACATCACCAATCTTGTCCCGCAATCGCGGGTGAAGGTCAGCCGGGTGGACACCGGCGTAACCTTGCAGCAAGCATCGTGTGGCGCAAGTACAAGTCTGGCCTTTGATTTTCAGTACACAGGCGCGGTGGAGGTGGAGGCGCGAAACACGGGCGGCACTCCAACGTATGAGCCGTGGGTGACACAAGTCACCATTTCACCTGCGACGCCGACAAACATCGCCGCGCTTCAAGAACCCGACTAAAGGAAAACCCCATGCCTATCGCAACCGATTTCACCGTCTCCCCAGCCGGCGACATTCGCCGCCAAGCGGGCGCCAGCACGGAGGTCTACTCCGTGCTGGCGCTGCACGCATGGTTGCAGGCCTCAGCGTACCAGGAAGCAGCAACAGGCGATGACTTTTTGGATATTTACACGCCAAACCCTTCAAAACTGGACGGCCCACGCGATACAGCCGTTGCTTCGCGCCTGAACTTGCTTACAAAGGGGTCGGTCGCGTACAACCTGGACGACACAGCGGCGAGGTTTATCAACTTTGGATCGGTCAAGCAGCAAGGTGCATTTGTTCAATACTCCGGCTTCAGGACCATTGGCGGCATCGTGGCCGCCAGCCCAATCTATGTGGTGCAAAGCGGTTCAAAGCTGACGAAGTTCTGGGCCAATGGCCATGTGCAGATCATAATCAAGGTCAAGACCGCGAACGCCTTTATTGACGGCGGAAACGTTACCGCTTTCAGTCGGAAATGGGGCCAAACCTATTCCCACTTCGATGTAAACCTATCGGCCGGGGGCGAGAGTAACGCGGCACTTTCGACCGCGCTTGATGGAAACATCCTATTAACTGAAGCCCAGGCGGCGGCGCTTTCAACCAAGGTGGCGGTGGCGTTCGGCGACACCACTCAGGATTTAGTGAATGGCAATGGCGCTAAGTTGTATAAAGGCACCATCACTCTTTCCAATTCCTGCACATTGCAAGAAGCGTATCAATACTTGCAATACCTTACGCGAGAAGATAGCGCGGCCACGCTAAACGGTATTCCCGGCTGGCGTTACCGTGTGCTCAATACGGCGTACACCGAAATCCCGGCGGCCCCGTTTGGGACGTTTGCTGGCGGCACCTTCTTCCTGGCGCAGGGCTGGTTCATTGCTGGCGTCCTTCCGGCTGAAAGCACGAAATATCAGCTGATCGCGCACGACGGCACCGTACAAGTTCCGCCCACGCTTGCCAGTATTACGATTGGCAACCTTGACGTCGGGTACCGAGTGGTGGTGGCTCGTGACGATGGATCAGGTGAAGTCTTGAAGGACGAATACACGCCTGTTGCAGCGGCTGTCGGCGCCACGGCTTTAACGGTGGTGGAAAGCATCAAGACCGATACACCTGCGGCGGGCGTGATCCGCATTAAGGGATTGCGTTACACCTACGCTTCTTTTAATGCAGGCACCAAGACCTTCTCCGGCCTTTCCCCGACTCTATCGAGCAACATTGTCACAGCAGATGACGTTTTTGTGCCGTTTATTGACCGCATCGCAACCGCAGGGACTGAATCGGTATCGTTTATCCATGCCGGCAACTTCAATGCACAGGTGTTGGTCCGCTACGGCGTCGGCGGTTCGCCCATTGAGCCGTATGATACGACCTTAACTATCACAAGCGCGGGCGGTTCTGTGAACGCAAGTCGCAACAGTGATGTGTGATGTCTTATTACACGGCGCCGTTCACTTTTGATTTTGAGACGTCACTCATATACATAGATGAAGGCGTGCCCGACGTCCTCTGTATTCCACTTTATACTGCAATCAAGCTGGCGCAGGCCAGTGAAGAAGGAATCATCTATGACAGAATCGGCAAAGGATCAGGCCTTACCGTCCTCGGTCCCGACGTTCAGGAAGGCATCACCGTCAAGTTACTGGGGATGTGGCAACTTAAGTTCCCCGCCGGAAACTACATCGCCCGGGTCGCTGGCGGAAACCTTGTCGGCGGACCCGGAGATGACCCTATCGCCTACTCTCCCGGAGTCCAAACCCTCCTAATCCAGTCAGCCGCTGCTACCGTAGTGATGACAGGCGGCCAGGGCTCCTGCGCAACTCCCGACCAAGTTGCTGCGATCGTAAAGGGAGCGGTCAATGCGTAGCGACTCTTCTTGGGGCCGGGCCCAGGACCTTGGCCCGCGGCGCGTCACGTATCTGCCAGAATGAGGGGGAAGCCTCCACTGATCCATGGCGTTTTCCCAGTACATGGCCACCCAGATACTGAACTGGATGCGCGGCACGGCAATGCCAGCGGCTCCGACCGGCCTGTTCATTACCATTCACAGCGCCAGCCCCACTAATGACGGCTCGGCGGCCAACATCACCTCTACGGTTACCGGCAACAGCAACCGCATTCAGCTGCCCCAGGCAGACCTGGCCGCGATTACGTCGGTTGGCGGTGGCGGCTTCGAGAGGCTGAATGCTCAGACAATAATCATCACCAACAGCGCCGTTAATGGCTCCTCGGCGTTTGCCAGTCATGCTGCCGTTTGGGATGCCAATACGGGAGGCAACCTGCTGCTCCATGACGCACTTTCGGTGGTGACGGAGATCCAGTTTGGCGATCTCGTAAAATTCGATCCCTCGACCTTCTCGCTTCGAGTCATCTGATGGCAACTCAAACGAAGACCACCGGCCTGGGCAAGATTTGGCTCCAGGGCGACAAAAAGGACCCCGTGCATCACAAGACCACCCAAGGCAACGGGCGGGGCAGCCGAGCAAAAGGAAGCCGCAAGCTCAGTCGCGGTCAGGGGCGATAAATTGGAACTCTTCCTGGACAAGGCGGTCGGGCCCGAGCGCATCGTCGTCGAGGTCCGACTGGAGCATGTCGCCATCTGCACAGCACGAGACCTTCGCTGGGTTGCTTGGATGGTCTTCCAGGCGCTCGCCGAAGCCGACGCCCCGGTGACTTACCTCAATGGCGAGATCTTTGGCGGGAGCAGTCGAAACCTTGAGATCGCCCGCACCCACGATACGGAGCGCCAGGAGGACGTCTACACATGCTCCTGGGATGTCGCCACGCCTCTGCTCAATGACCCCGACGTAATTGACCTGGAGATTATTGAGATGCGCTTGGCTCTGCCGGCTGCGGCGTAAGGCCGAAGAGGGCCTGCGCTTGCCGTATCTGCAGCTCCCTGCGCTCCTGCTGATCGGCCTCCCAGGCTTCCACGAGAGACAGCTCCGGCACCTCCTCCCAGTCGCTCCAGGAACCTGGGCGAAAAGCTCCATTGACATCCATCGTGCAGCAATGTCGCCACTCCAGTCGGCGCACTTCGTTGCCGTTCCCATCGTCCTGAGCAATAGTTCGCAGCTGGATCGGGGCTCTGCTCACAGCTTCGTCCTCCGCAGCCATTCGAGCATGATCTCTTCCAGCTGCTGGCTGGATGTCGCGCAGGCGCGAGGATCCTCCAAGCGCTGTAGGTACCATAGAAGATCACGACAGCTCCGCCCGCGGGCTGAGTCGCCGCTCATACTGCCTCCGGCCTGTCCCGCAGGCAGTGGTGCATGGCCAGCTTGCGCATGTCCTCCAGGTGACGCTCCGTGGCCGCCAGGGAGCCCGCTGAGCCGCTTCCTTCGCTGGGGCGCAGGCCGCACTGCCAGAGCTGGTCCATCAACCCCTGGGCTTCGGTGGAGACCAGGGTGAACAAGGGGCGGTGCGGGAAGCATTGATCGGATGGAAGCGGCTCCATCGCCAGGCCCGTCGCGATCGAAAAATCGTTTCCTGCTCGACCGCCCAAGCTTCCCAGCTGGAACTCGATGGAGCTCCCCCAGGCGGCGCGTTGGGCGTAGATCTTGAAGGTCATGGTCAGCAATCCCAAGAGGTAGAGGTCGTCACGACGGCAGCCCCGCCCGCTCGAGGTCACCGGCCATCTGCCGCCCCTGCCAGGTGGCCGAGCGCATCAGCCGCTCCTGCACGTCAGCTGCCGTATGGCCGTCCCACTCGGGGGCCAACGGCAGCTCTATGACGTGCGAAATGGCTCTGATCGCTCCCAGGTCGCTCACCGGCAAGTGATAGGTGACACGCTCCCACTGCTGCTCACCCGTGCGGACGTCCATGCCGGCCACAAAGAACCCCTCGGACATCCTGCCGTCGCCGTGCTTGAGCGAAAACCAGGGATTGCAGTCCTCGGCCGTGGCGGCCATCAGCGCCAGGAACAGCGCGTGCCGGTGCTCGTAGAGCTCGCGAAAGGTGTGGTACCCGTCGCTGGTGTCCTCGTTGGCCGGGCGTCTCCTGGCCTCGTCATAGCCCGTCATGATGGCGTTGGCGAACCAGCCGAGCATGGCGTCGGTGGTGTCGACCTGCAGGCCGTCACCGTGCAACTGGGCAAGCCTGGTGTCCGGGTTGATCGCCACGAACGCCTTGGCCCAAGCCATCGCATCCATCGAGCAGTGCCAGTGCTTCCCGTCGGAACCGCGAATGCCGTCTGCGGGGCCAGGAATCGGGTGCATCGGTAGATCCATGATCAGTAGTCCCAAGTGACGAAAGGTGAAACGCCGGCCCTCGGGTGGAACCCGCCGCCGTTGCGCTTGTCGATGTGCAGGAACCCTTTGCGGCGTCCGTCGCCTAGGGCACCGCTCCAGCGAGGCTTAAGCCACCAGAACATACCATCGAGATCGCCGTCGGCTGGGCAAATGTCCAAGGCGTCTCCCACGACATGTCGGCTGTTTGCCACCCCGCCGGCCGCCCGGTTGTAGGGCTCAGGCCGGTAGCCGCTAGTGAGAAGCACTGCTCCGTTCCAGTGGTCCCGGATCGCATCAGCGTCACGAATCACCGCCAGGATGTTCTTTTCCTCGGGCGAGCCAGCTGCCGGGCGCCGGCGCAAGTCTCCCCGCAGGACTTCGCGAACCGTGAAGTACCGGCCCACGGGCGCGTTCAGATCGGTCCAGTCCACGGTGGTGATCCGCCCGATCGCGGGAACTGGCGCGACCTCGGGGGCAAAGTGGGGCCCGAAAATGTACCACTGGCCGGGCTCCCCCTCGACGGTCACCAAGTCGTGCGCGTCGCCCGCAATCTCTTCGATTGAGGTAAAGCGGATCAACTGATTCGGCGCCACCTTAATTCGCCCAGAGGCAGAAAGGTAGCTGCTGGGGATTGGAGCCTTTTTCAGGAACGTGTCCTGCGTGGCCTTCAAGGTCTGGGTCATGACGGTTTCAAGGTTCCAAAGGGCTGCTTCACGCTGACGACGGTTGGTGAGTTCAGGCGAAAGTCTACCAAGGTTGTCGCGATCGAACTTCAGCAACAAGGACTCGATTGCGCCCGGATAGCTCCAGATCGAGCGCAGCTGCCGGCGCCTATGCACTTGCTCGTGCTGCACCCCCCGCTCATCGCCGCAGCCCGGGCCCAACAAAAAGGCCAGCACCGCCGCTCGCTGCGACGGCCCCAGCAGATCCCAGCCTGCCAGGGTCTTGCGGGCCAGCTCGTCGCAAGAAAGCAGTGCCTGCGACAGCAGGGCATCCGCCTGCGCCTGGGTCGCCCGATCCCCCAGGATCACCCCGGTCCAGCCGTGCATCGTCAACCGATACCCAACTTCCGCAACCCCGGACTCGTTCAGGCGTGCCTTTTCGATCAGGGGCGTCGTTTCGCGGACCAGATCGGCGGCCTGGCTCAGCGCCCGGGTGCCACGCTCAGGCAGGGGCCCCAACGGCCTGGGCCAAAACAGCGGTGACTGCCGCCTGGTCGCTCATATCGACTCCGGCCGCCTGAGCGATCGCCGCCACCCCGGCATGGCCGGGAAGCTCTCCGCCCTGGGACAAGACGTGCTGCTTGAGCCCGTTCTTGTAGGCCAAAGCCATAGCCGAACCCGGTTGCTGCAAATGGGGGGCCGAGGCCACGAAGTTGGAAGCGTTCATCAGTTCTCACCCATCAGCTGGCGGGACATCAGGGCTTGGGGTAGCGCGTCCATGTTCTGGCTGTAGAGCGCAGCAGCGGCCCTGGGGTCGCTGTCCATCAAAGCGAAAACGGTCGCCAGGATGTCATTGCCGTTCGCGCTGCCACCCTGCCCCGGGGGCCGCATCTCCAGTTGCGGGCGCTGATACAAGGACTGGCCTTGGGGCTCGGGGGGCTGAGCCTGGAACTGGGGTTGACCCTGAGCCTGGAGCTGGGGATAGCCCTGGGGCGTGCCCCCAACGGGGTACTGGTCGTAGCTTTCCATCAGCTCGGGGGCTCGCGCACCGCTCCTGGGGGGCAGCATGCGTCCGCTGGATTCGCCGTAGGCCACTTCGGCGGCCAGGCGGTCACGAGGACCTTCCTGGACGGGAGCTGCAGGCAGCCCACCGGGGCCACCGGGGCCGAAAAACTCAGTAGTGTACTGGGCCAGCAGGGAAGGGCTTGAGAGGATAGTGTGATAAGCCGCGTTGTCCTCGGCGGCTGCGGTGATCAAGGTGTGAGCGTTCTGCAGGTTTTGGTGAAGCTGCTGGGCCTGGGCAGTCACCTCGAGAGTCTGCTGGGCCTGACGCAACAGAGCGTCCTCAATCACGCAGGAATAATGATTGAGCAGCGCCGGGGCCTCGGGGCCAAAATGCTGCAGAACCTCAAGACTTGCGCCGCTGAGGCCGTCCAGGTACTGGTCGCCCGTTGGTGCGGCGGTAGCCAACTGCGAAGGGGTCACCGCCCGCTGCTGGAGCTGGGCCTGGGCCGGATGCGGCTGGGAGTAGGGCGCGGGGCTGTAAACCGGTTGCTGGAACACCTGGGGCGGGGCCATCACCCCAGCCGGAGCTGGAGCCGGGGCGGGCACTGGCTGGGTCTGCGGCCAGAACTGAACCGGGGCCTGGTAGCTGGGCGTCGCGCTCGAAGAGCTGTAAAGCCCTTGAAGGGCCGCGTCCCATTGGCTCACCGCCTGGGGCGCCGGTTGGGAATAGGGCACTACCAGGGCCTGTGGCGCCGGAGCCGTCTGGTACGAAGGTGGGTGGCTCGCCGCCGGTGCTTGCTGGTAGGCCTCTGGCGAGGCGGGAGCGCTGGAAGGCATCGAGTCCTGCGGGATCGCCGGAGCCTGAGGAGTCGCGGTAGGTCCCTGCATAGGTCAGCTCTCGCTTGAGGAAATCGAAGGCCCGGTAGATGTAGGGCGTCAGGTCCAGTCTAGGGTCTGCCAGGAGCGGCAGATTAGGGGCCTGAGGATGCGGCGTTTGCTGCATCTGGGACACCAGCGACAGAAAAGTCGCAATACTGGCCTGGGTCTGCTGCGCCATCCTAAACGGGAAGCCGCTCAACATTGCACTTCGTTCTTCATCTGTTTTGTCGGGGAACAGATGACGCAAGGCCTCAACCGAGGCAACTCCCAGTTCTTGCAGGTTGCGCACCACAATCGACTTCTGCAGGATGTCATCCGCCGAGTCCTCGAACACTGGCCCGCGCCAGCGCCAATCCACCTGGCGGTCCCCGTCGGGAATCAGTCCCGTTACCCCAGGCGGCATGGCCTGCTCTTGCACCGCCTTGCGGATTGCCTCTTCGAGCTTGGCGTCGTACTTGGCCATCGCCGCGTCGAACGCCTCGGCCTCCTTGCGGAACTTCTTGGGATCGGTAATCTCTTCCTGCAGAGGCGCCTCAGGGCGCTTCATTTTGATCGCCGCGGCGAACGATTCGCGAAACACCCGCTCCTCGTTGTAGATGATCAGCGCCAGCAGCTTGCACAGCCCGTAGGTGAGCAGTCCGCGGCACTTCCGCCCGGCCGTGGCGGCAGGCCGGCCAAACAGGCTCTTGATCTCGTAGGCAGTTGCCCCGCTACTTATCCCCAGCTCGTCGACGCCACCCAGGACCCCCCGCAGCTCTTCGCGGTACTGACGAGCGTAGAGATTTTGATCGCCACTGACCGAGTCTGGCGTGATATACGCCACCCGGTCAGTGGGGTCCACGTTAGAAATAATTCGAGCAATCTTGAAGCCACGCTCACGCCCGCCCCCCGAGCCCGCTGGCGGCGACATCCGCGTTGAAGGCGCCCCTTCGCCAGAGAAGCCAGCCTGAGACGCAATTGTCGGCCGCTGCGCCGGCGATCCAGTCGAAGCCTCGGTCGTGATGTCCGTCTTGGGTCTTGAAGACACCAGGGTCGGGTTGCCAAAAAACCTGATGTTTTCCCTGATGTTGCCTACCAGCTCGTCGTGGCCGGTTATTTGCGACTCCAGCCAATCGAAGTCACCGGTGGCGTCCATCCCGGTGGACCTCATTTTATTGAAAGCTTCTACCGCCGGGATGAAGCCCAGGGAATTGCGCACCGTCCTGGTTCTGCCGAACATCTCGCCTGTGAACGGCCCGGCCGCGTCAAGGTTCGGCCGCGACATCAGGATCGTTTCACGAATCGAGTCCCGGCGTACCACAAGCTTCACCCACTGCTGCATCTGGCCGTTGGGCCCGGGATTGGCCGACATCCCCGCCCCTGGCTTTACCTCGTAGCTGTAGACCAGGATCAGCTCGTCGATCTCAGCCATCGCGTCGTAATACGCCCGGTAGTCGCTCTTAGGGAACCACAGGATCCGGTAACTATCCCTGACCGGGCGGAAGAACCAGATCCCCTTGCCGTCCAGCAAGAAGTCGTCAACCACGCCCTCCAGACGCTGATCGACCTCGTTCTCGGTGATCAGATTCTGCAGAAACGTCTTGCGATGCCCGAAGGTGTCCTGCTTGGGGTAAAACTCGATACCTTGCCGCAGCATGAACAGTTGCTGCTGGACCAAGTGGCCGCCCACCACCAAAGTGTCCGATTCACCAGATGCCGTGCGGGACCTGAGAGCCTCTAGTAACTCACGAAAACGTTGGGATTTGGCTGCCGGCATTTCAGTATTCGACCTCGACCGCGGAGCGGCTCATCAGTGACTGAACCACAATGTTAAGACTGTCCGCGCAGTCGTCATTCGTGCAGTGGCCGAAATTGACGACCTCATCGATCATCACCTTGAAGTCCCGGTACCGGTTGAACCGGACCTTGCCGGTCTGCAGCAGCCCCATTATTCCCCGCAGGCGCGCCATTTTGTCCCCCCTCAGCCCCTTGATCGGGCTGGGCCGCAGGTTGAACAGCTGCCGCTCCTCGTGGCAGATTCGCTGGAAATCCCCGCTGAACGACTTCTGGTAAGCCACTGCTTCCGGCCAGATCGTCACCTCGCTGGACGTCGCAAAGAACTGAGGCTTCCCGTCGCTCAGCGGCTCCCCCTCCCGCAGCAGGTTCCACTCGACCAGCAGCTCGCAGAGCGCATCGATCTTCTCGAGGTTGCCGATCGTGCGCAGCCGCCGGTAGTCGATTATGTAACAGGCATCCCCCAGGCGGCCGGCCAGCGTGAACACGGTCCAGTCGTGCCGTTCGGTAAGCCCGGCCGACAGGTCGATCCCGACTCCGATCTCGTCGTAGACCTCGGGGAGCTCGACCATGCGGAACAGGCTCGGGTTGATCCCCAACTCGGTGGTTGACACCGGTTGGTTGAGGTACTGATACGCGAAGGCGACGTGGTCCTTGGTCTGCTTGCCCAGCAGATACTTGAGACTCCACATCCCCGGCCAGTAGCTGCGTGGCGTGCCGTCGTCGCTGTATTCGATCGCCGCCTGCCTGATCACCTTCCAGCCGTTCTTGGGTACGAAGGCGGTCGCGAACATGTCGTCAAAGTGGAACCGGGTACCCAGTACCAGCGAGCGGCCGCCCTCGAACCGGGTGGGCTCAATCACCGCGCTCCAGTTGTGCTCCATCTCCCGGCGCACGTCCGGATTCGCGATGTCCGACTGGCTCTTGATCAGATCGTCCACTACGATTAGGCTGGCCCGCTTCGAGGTGATTGCGCCTCGCAGGCCGGCGCAAGCCAGGGTGAAGGCGTCCTCCCCTCGCACGTCGATCCCCGCGAAAGTGAAGTCGATCTCCCATAGCTCATCCCCCTTCTTCTGCCGGCTGAGGCGCACATTCGGAAAGATCAGCCGGTAGTCGTCCGAATTGATGATCGACTTGACCGCCGCGCTCTTGGCCTTTGCCACCTTCACGTTGTAGGACACGTAGAGAACGCGCAGCAGCTTGTGCTCCAGGGCGTGCTTGCCGATCAGCCAGGCCAGCAGCATCGCCACGAAGGTGGACTTGGCGCTTCCCCTGGGGCTCAGCAGCGCCGTATCGGGCCCAGCGATATGGCTCAGGTGCTCGTTGCTCTGGCCTGTGAGAAAGACCTCGTACCACTCGCGCATGTGCCGCGGCGGCGGCTTGCCCATGCGGGTGCAGAATGCCTCGAAACTCTCGCGGGCTGCCAGGATCTCCGCTGGCGTCTCGTCGGCAACCTCCTTTACCTCGGGCGCGCCCTGAGCGAAGGGCACGACAGGGTTGGCCGCCGCGGCAGAAGCCATGGCCGACACCGCAGCTTCACGGGCAGCCCGGCGGTAAGCGAGAACGCGAGACGTGGCCGGCATCCTGCCAGGCTAAAGCAAGACGCATGAGACGCAAATTGAGACAGCTTGGCCGGCCTAGCGCTCGTCTATCAGGACTGCCCACACTGCCTTGAACGCTTGAGCCAACGCTGACTCCATGTCGACGCTTCCCGCAAAGATTGTCCGCAGCTCTCGCATCACCCGATCTGCCCCGGCCATCATCAAGCCCCGCCTATCGAGGGTTCGCGCCATCTTGTCCACTTCGGTGAGATGCCCCCGTAGCTCCCGCGAGAGGAACGCAATCCGCGAGTACCCCTCCTTGGCGTCCAGGGCCTCGCTGGCTATCAGGGCTCGGGCGTTCGCAATGTCGGTCTTCAGCTTGTCCGCTTCTGCCAGCAACACCTTGCGCCGGTCTGTCCGTGGATACAGCTCATTGGCCCAGGCGATTAGGTCGCCCATTGAGCCGGTGTACCCCAGCACTGTCGCCAGAGTCCAAATCTCGATCGGCGAAGTGGCGGTCTCCACCGTGTCAATGAACAGCTCTCGATCGGTGTCAGCCAGCATGCGCAGAAATTGCGTCACCTGGCTGACCGCCTGCGCAGGCATCATCCGTAGTACCTCTGGCCTTGCTGACGGACCCGGTCCCTGTCACTATCCCGCAGCCGGTTCGTGTTGTCCGTCGCGTTGTTCTGCGACAGCCGGCTCTCCTCGCCCTGTACCCGGTAGCCCAGCCGGTCCTGCTCGCCTCGGGCAGCCACCCCAAGCCGGTCCTGCTCGCCACCGGTGACAAGGCCTCGCCGCTGCTGGTCCCCTTGGGTCATGATCTGGTCCTTGGTCAGTTCGCCTTCAACGCTCATCAATTCTTTTTTCGAGCCGGTCTCGGCCGCCAGGAGTTCGAGGGTATTCCCCTTGCGCAGGTTTTCAACACTCTGCTGGTACCGCGTCAGCGACCCCAAGAAGGCGTTATCGTACTCGATCTGCGCCGCTGTGTTGAGGCCCGTCCCATAGCTATCTGCAAGCTTCCCAACCGCGACCCCCGAGAGTGCTTCATTGCCGGCATACTTGTTCGCCAGATTCACCAGTCCCGACTGAGACCTGTCATAGATCGATGCCGCGACGCTCCCCCCGTAGGGTTGCACGCCAGAGCCAGTACCCGATGCAAGAGATGCCATGGCTCAGACGAAAAGAGAAACAATCGGTGCAATGGCACCAGTCAGCTCGAAGAGGGTCTCGGTGAAACCCTTGGGCTTCATCAGTACGTCCCGCATCAGCTGCAGCCGGGCGGCATCATTGGTCTGCTCGCCAGTGACGGCCGTGGACACCCTGTCGTTGGTGTCTTTGCCCAAGCCAACATAGCGGTCGGCGACCGTTAATCCCTGATTGAAGGTCTGGCCTCCCAGCCTGAGCTGATTGTCGGTGTAGTTATTTCTTATCGCCTTGTTCTCGTCCACCCGGATCTGGCTGCCAGTCCTGGCTTCCTCTCGCAGCAGGGGCGCCATGCGCATTCTGCCGTAGACGCCGTTATCAATCCCTCGCCTCTGCGACCAATCGGTTCGGTAGGCGTCCTGCCACGCCTGTTCCCTCAGGCCCTCCCCCATCTGCGTTGGCGACGACAATCCCGGCGCGACCACAGCCTCTTGCGGCTTGCTGGCAGGCACCTTCGGCACTTCCGGCGACTTGTAGGTGTAGGGGTTCGGCTTGAACAGATCGAGTGGATTCATGGCTCAATTCCTCATGGTTGGTGCGGGGAGGCTCGATCGGGCTCTATCAGCGTTCGTTGCTGCGCCAAGGTAAGTCTGCAGCAGCGGCGCGTTCCCGGCCTGCGCCCCCTCAAAGGTGGCCAGCCCTGTCCCGTAGCGGTTGCCCGCCCGGGTGAGTCCATCACCTTGGGGGGCAAACAACTGCCCCATCGCCCATTCCTTCGCCCCCGAGCCCCGCAGGCCAAAGGCGGACTGCAGAAGCCGATCCGCCAGCGTCGCCTTGCGGGTTTGCTTGCGCTGCTTCTCCAGCGCCGCAATCTCGGTCTTCTGCTCCAGGGTCCGCTGGCGATTGACCAGGGTCGTGTTGGCCAGTTGCGCCTGGTTGTTGAGCCCAGTCTGGGCCAGTGGCGCTATCAAGGCAGCCGTCTGCATCGGCATCTGCCCAAGCAGCATGTCCGAGCCGTTATCGAACACCGTCCCTTGGAGCGGGGCGACCGGGCGAAACGTCTGAGTGTAGGCACCAGCAAGAGCGCTCATAGCCGATCAGTACGGATTGGGCATTGAAAGAATCTGCTGAGCCGCCCCTGACATCGCTCCCAGGGCCTGGTTGGACCCGCCCTGGGCCATCGCCAGTACCGCCTGGGCGTAGGCGGCCTGCTGGCGCGCCTCGAGGTCTGCCTTCATGCGCAAGATGTCGTTCTGCCGGGCCAGCGCCATCTCCTGCTCAGCGATCGGCAGGTTCGCCTGCCGGCGGCGAGAATCCATCGTGATCCCAGCCTCGTTGGCGTTGAGGGCGTTTTGAATGGCCTTCTGCTCGGGAGTGTCAGATCGAGTCAGCCCCACCAGGTCCGTCGCTCCCCGCAGCCCCGCCTTGCCCACCTGACTGCCTGCCAACCCCAGCCCGGCAGCCGCGAGCCATCCCATGGGACCGCTCATTCCGAACGCCAGTGGCGCCAACGCGGCCAAGCTACCCACGCCCGCACCGGTGGCGTCCACCAGGTTCTGCTGAGGGGTTTCACTCTTGTCCCCCATCTCGCCGGCAGCGGCCAGCAACCCGCCGATACCAGCCCCGCCAGCGATCAGCCGTTTGCGGCCCATGCCGCCGGCAAGGCTGCTCAGCGAAGACATCAGGTCGCCGGCCCAGCGAGGACCGCCCGAAATACCGCCACCGGCGCCGCCAGAAGACGGAGGCCTCGCAACCTCGGCATCAATCGCCTCAGGAGTAACCCTCGCGTAGCGCGGTCTGACCGCCAGCGGACCGCCTGGGACGTACGGTGGCATCTCCGAGACGGCGACGAAACTCCCCAGATTCTAAGCGCTCTGAGGCCCTAGCCGAACAGTCCGCCCAGAGCCTTGCCGGCCGCCCCGCCGATCGCTCCTCCAGCGGGTCCACCAAAGACTGATCCGACCACCGATCCGATCGCTCCAAGGAGGCCGCCGCCGGTGCTCTTCCTCTTTGCCGCTTTCTGCTGCACGCTGTAGTCCTTCATCGCCTGCTGCTGCTGTTCTTCCCACAGCCTGGCATCTGCAAGCCCCTGGCTTCTCTGCATCAGTGCTTGCCCTGTGCCATCCAGCGCCATAGCAGCCGCGCTCCCCTGCGCCTGGGACAGCGCTTCGCTCCCGCTCGCAAAGGCACGGCCGGCATCGCTGCTCGCCCTGAATCCCTCCTGATTTGGCCTCACCGGATCACTTTCTGCAGCTGCTCGCACGCTGTCCATGCCCCGCCCCGGGCCCGAGGCCGCCGACTGTCCTGCCGTCGCCAGCGGCAGTGCCTGCACAGGCCCTGGCGCACTACTTGCCAGCGAGCCGCCCTGGCCATCGCCCCAGTCCCTCTTCGTGAACTGCGCAGCGCCCGGCGGCGCGTAGGCCTGCTCGGGCGTGTAACTGCCTGAAAATTCGTAGTCGCGTCTCATCGCCTGCCGCCGGAAACAATCTGGCCAAGGACACCACCGATCGCCTCGAGCACCTGCGAATTATCCCTGCCCGTGCCCTGCGACTGCGCGGAGCCCATGGAGCCCGCCGGGTAGCTCTTCGGCTTTCGCCTGTTGACGCTGCGGAAAGCTCTCATCTGCTCGTCATTGACCTGTTTCTGTGCGATCGCACTGGCCTGATTGCTCAACCCTCGCCCGATCATCTCCCCCATCCCCCGAACGCCCGCCGTCCTGGCCGAAGCAAAGGCGTCCACGGCGCTGCCCCCTTCGCCGCCACCAGCGAAACTGCTCCCGCCCATCACGTTCGGTCTCATCGCCGTCCTCCAATTGCCCCATTCTGGCCCACCCGGGGCGGCGCGGGCAACTCAGCCGGCGCGGTCCCAGGCTCTTCCTCTTCTTCGACCGGCGCCCTGCCCTTCAGCCCCCTCCGAACGCCTTCCAGGGTCGAGCCGATCAGGGCCGCCGTCGTCAGTGACCCACCTCCGTGGATCAGCACGTCCTTGAGCACCTCGTTCTCTACCGCACGGTTGTACTTGCCGTGATTCGCCACGGCGTCCGCAACCGCCGCCTCATACGACTCCGCCGGGCCCCGCTCGTCCTGCGGCGCCCCCTTGAGCGCCGCCAGTTTTCCCCGCGCGTCCTGTCTCCGCTGCAGCAGATCCACCCCGATCTCCCCGCTCACCGGATCCACTCCGCTCTCCTTCAGCCGCAGTGCCGCTCGCCTCGCCCCCGCCCGGCCCCCCAGGGCCATCGCCGCCGCTGGGATAATCGCGGTCGCTACCGGCAGCGACTTGCCCAAGAGGTTCACCTCCGCCCCGTGGATCCCATCGGGGGTGAACTTGATCGGAAACTTGTTGCCATGCAGGAACGCCTTGTACTGCTCGTACTCCCCCTTGCTCACGTCAGGCCGCTCCTGCACGAACTCCCGGTACGGCAGCAGCTCCCCGCTCCGGCCCAGCACCATCTCACTTAAAAACTCCGCCACCGGGCTACTCGACTCCCGCCGGTCGCCTTCTCCTGGCGAGGCAGCCCCGTAGCCATCCAGTCGCCCAAGGCTGCCATTGGCGAACTTCATCGCAATCCACGCCGGTGCCGTGGCCGCCATCCGCATCGACCGGCTCTGCAGCAAAGGCGCCCGCACGTCCGAGATCCCCGCCTGCGCGTTGTGGAGCCCCTGCAGCGTGGCCACGCTCGTCACCGCCTCGCCCGCGTTCATCAGCCACCACAGGTTCATCAGCCCCTGCACTCCAACCGTGTCGGCCATCGTCACCCCGAACGCCTGCGCGGCCTTTCGCCGTCCGCTGTCACCGATCGGTACGTCCACTGTCGGTGATTCAAATTCCGGCGTCACATCCCGCTGCACTGTCGTCGCCCGCATCTCCGGGTTCGATTCCCGCGAACGCGCAAACGACTCCATCCGCTCCTTGCTATACCCACCCAGCGGGATCCTCTGCACCCATTCCGGCGTGTTCCACGGCAACGACTGCCCCGCCCTGGTGTCCCCGAGCCGCCCCGGCAGGTGCTGCCGCACATAATCCACCAAGGGCGAGTTGGCTGTCACGTCCTCGAACAGCGACGCCTCGTAGCCACTCCCCACCGCCGCGGTCTGCGCATCCTGGAACGCCCGCGGATTCGAGCGGAACGCCTGCGCAGCAATCCACTTCAGCTCATCCCAATCGAAGGGAAGATTCGCGTTTTGGATCACCTGCGAGCCGTTCGCCATTGCTCAGTTCCCCATCGACTGCAGGACAAGGTCCTGTACTTCCTTTGGCTGCTGCGCCAGAAACCGAGCGAACATTGCGTCGCTGCTGTCGCCCGTCGCCAGGCCAGGGCTGGCTGCTCCGTAATTCGACGGCAGCTCCAGTGGCGATGGCCCGAACTGCTGCCGCACGAAGCCGCCTTGCGCTGGTGCCGGCGGTGGCGCCGCAGCTGCGGGCGCTTGCTTGGCGTCTGCCCGCTGTTGCTGCTTCTGCAAGACCCCCTCCATCAGCGGCCGCGGCGACCCGAAGCCAACCCCTATTTCGGTCACCATCGAGCCGCCCAGCCTGGCCATGTCCAGCGCCTGCGGACTCTGCAGCTTCAGCAGCCTGCCCACTCGGTCGCCAGCCACTCGGCCGCCCAAGGATCCAAGCAGCCCAATCCCCAGATCTTCGGCCCCGATCGCCAGCGAATCCCCAGCATTGCCGCCCCCGAACGCCGCCCCGGAAAACAGCGCCGCTAGACCGTTGCCCCCGTACTCCAGCCCCATCTGCAGCTTGTCGATCTCGCCCGCCTCGTTGCGAGGTACCAGCACCCGCTTCAGGTAGTCCAGCGCCCGTCCGCCCAGCCCCGCGAATCTCATGCTCATGCGATCCCTCCGGGCCCGCCCCGTGGCCTGCTCGCCGATCCAGGCGAAGGCTGCACCGGCGCCATTGCCGGTGGCAGCGCAAACGGTGATCCGGGGGACTGCATCGCATCCATGAATCCCTTCAGCGCCGGCCCGGCCGCCGCCACCAGGTCCGCCCGCTGGAACGCCTCAGCGATCTCATCGCCCGCGAACCGCGTCGTCCCAGCCGGAGACGGCGTCCCTCGCACCGACACCCCCGCACGGGTTGGGCTAGACGCCGGAGACTCCTTCAGGCTGTTCGCATTCACAACCGCAGCGCTAAGCGCGCGCCGCACCGAATCAGGCGGGCCTGTCAACGGAGAGAGGGAAAGGCCGCCAGCCATAGGTCTCAACCTGAGACGCCCATCCTAGGCGGCTTCGCTCACATCCTTCGCGCTCGCGCCAGGGCCTGCTCAGCCAGCAGCTTCGCCGCCACTCGCGCCTCGTAGTCCACCACCGGTAGCCCGTCGGGCTCCGTCTGCCGGCGCGCCCCCTGGGCCTGCGCCTGCTGCACCAGCGCCCCGTAGTTGGGCACAATCGCAGGCCGCGCCTCGTCCCCGTACCGCCCGGGGCCCGTCACCGCGTTCAGCCCTAGTTCTGCGCCCACGTCGATCGGCCGCGCCGCGGGCGCCGAGTAGTCCGGCCCAGGGGCCAGAAGCGCCAACTCCTCCTGCGTCAGCCGCGTCGGCGACATGACGTTCTCCCCCAGCCAGCCCTCTATCGCTGCCACCGTCTGCCGATCGAACCGGCTTGGGGTCCGCATCACTTCCGCCGCCTGCCGTGGCGCCAGCCCGCCAGGCGGCGCCGCGCCCTGGTTCAGTGCATATCCGCCCATCACGCTTTCAGCCGTTGGCACTGGCACTGGCGGCGGCACTGGCACCCCCGGATAGACCTCGCCACCCTTGAAGCCGTCGAACTGCCACGTCCCCGGCGCTGCGTCCAGCCGCCTGCCCTGCACGTCTCGCGCATGTTCCAGCAGCGGTTTCACCACTCCGTGCCACGTCTCGCCATACGCCTGGCTCGCAGGTGTCGGCCCAATCGCCGGCGCGCGCACCGGGGCGTCCTCCGCTGGGCGGCCGCCCAGTCTCGAGAGCGTATCCAGCACCGTGAATAGTGGGTTGTCGTACACCGTCCCCCTCTCCGCTCGTCCCACCCGCTCCACCCGGTCAGGGAACTCCCCGCGCACCGCCGCACTCCGGCTCGACACCGCGTCAGCCCCCAGCGTCCGCTGCAACGCCGTGTTCTGCACCGCGTTGATCATCGGATCCGTCAGCCCGGTGTCCCCCACCAGTCGCCAATCCCCCGGGACCCCCGCATACTCCGCCAGCGCCTGCACCAGTGACCGCGCTCCCTCCAGCTTCTCCTGCCGCCACTTCGCGTTCTCCCCCACCCGATACCGCCTGGTGAACACCTCATCGCCCTCGCCCTGCTCCGGCACCCACTGATCCACGGCAAACACCTCCGGGCCCGGCACCGGCCGTCCGTCCTGCTCTTGCACAATCGCCAGCCGCCCGTCGCCCAGGTCAGCCACCATCGGCTTCACGTCGGCCTCGTTCCAATATCGCTGCACTGCCCCGAAGTCCGGCTCCACCGGCCGCCGCCCCATCACCAGCGTCCGCACTGGTGTTTCGGCCTCCTCCAGCGCTCGCTGGAAGGCCTGTCCCACCGTTGGCCATGTCGCCACCCTCGGCACCCCAGGGTCGTTCGGTCGGCTGAATCCGTGCGTCCGACCAAGTTCGTCGACGTTCCACTCTTCCGGATTCGGCGCTCCTACCGCCTCGTAGGACCCCATCTCGAATTTCCCCGTCGCAGGCTCGGACCGCGAATACCGCTTAGCCAGCTCAACCAGCGGGTGGTCGTCCGTCAGCCCCAGATCCATCGGATCCAGCACCACACTCGGATCCACCAGCAGCTGCCGCACGCCCCGCGGGTCCACCGCCAGCACCCGCCGCGCTTTCCCTTTCTCGTTCAGCTCGTAGGCGCTCTGGTCAGCAATCGCTTCCAGCTGCTTCAGCATTTGCCCCGCACGCGCCCGCTCCGCCGGGCTGGCGCCGTAGGCCGCGGTCCGCTGCGCCTGCTCTCGCGCCTGCTGCACCCACTTCTGCTCCCGTGGCTGCTGCACCGTCGGCACCTCTGTCACCGTGCTCCCGTCCCACCGCTTCTGCTCCGATCGGCGCGCCATCAGCAACGGCACATCGCCGCCAACCGCCCGCTCACCGAACGACTCCTTGGCCAGCGCATTCCGGCGTCCGCTCGTCCCCACCTTCTTCCCGTGCCCAAACGTCTGCCGTAGCAGCCGCTGCTCGTCCTGGTCCAGCTGCCGCACCTTGCTCCGCAGCGCCTGGACCGCCGGCTCGTCGGGCCCGTACTCCACCCCCTCGACCCGCAGTCCCTCTCCTACCGCCGTCCCCGCCGGCACCAGATCCCCCGCACGCTCCAGGGCCCTCCCCAGCCCCAGCTCATAAAACGCCCGGCGCACTTCCCCCTGGTCATCACGCCCCCGCCGCCGGAACTCGCTCCTGTTCTCCCTCGGCATTGACAACTGCTCACCAACAGCGATCGCTACGGCCTCCCGCGCCCCCAAATTCGGACCCCCAGGCCCCGAATCCATGAATTGCGCTGCCCGCAGCGCTATATCCGCGTCCAAGCTCCCCGCCGGCACCCCCGCCATCCCCT